GCCTCTGAGATGGGTGCTATGGAACAGTTAGAGCTGTGGGAGATTTATCAGGACTACTGGTGTGAACACAAACCGTCAATGACTTGTTATTATAGGGACGATGAGTTCTTGGAAGTGGGTCAGTGGTTGTATAACAAGTTCGATAAGATCAGTGGTGTGTCGTTCTTGCCGTACTCAGAGCATACCTATCAGCAAGCACCTTATGAGCCTATTGACTTAGAGACTTATGAGAAGCTGAAGGAAGAGTTCCCAGAGACAATTGAGTGGAACATCTCTGAGAACTCTGACATGACTGAAGGATCACAGACGTTAGCCTGTACTGGTAACAACTGCGAGATTTAATCAGTAAACAAACGGCCCCTGCCTAGCTGATCTTGAATGGCGGGGGTCATTCTTACTATACGATCTATTGTTGCTACACCGGGCGTGTAGGTTTGTGCAGCTCTTAGCAGTGGGTCAACATCGCCCTCAGTTAACAGTTTACCAACGCCTGTAGATGCCTTAGCCGCCGCTGACAACGGTGCAGGAGTAATACTAATAGGATCACCGCCGTATTCTTGAGCGCGTATATTAACAATACCACTAGTCATGTTAGACGCTAACTGATTCATAGTTGCACTAGCAACGCCTTCAGGAGTTAAAACATCTTCAAGATACTTATCGTTAGTAAAGTCCATTGTCTTACGAGCATCGTCCCAAATCCCTGCAATTACACCAAACAACGCAGTGTACTTAGCACTGTTCATCATCGCAGCCTTTGCCGCTTCAACGCCCTCCTTACTATTGATGCCTTTCTCTCCAACTTTCATTATGTTAAGCCCTACCTCAGTTCGTAGGTTGTTAGCTTGTCTGTTCATGTAAGACAACATGCTATACATAACACGAAAGTTAGGGTTATCGTTGTAAGCTCTAGGCATAGCACTAGCACTAACCGGTTGCCACTTGTTTAACGATGCGCCAGCGAAGTTAGTTACCCAGCCGCTAGTTAAGTCTTCTTTTTTTAAAGCCTCTATTGTTTTATTAAACTCAGAGTCAGACAGTCCACGCATACCGGGATGCTTACGTAACTTGTCAAGAGACTTCTCATCACCCTTCTTAGCCAGTGTTATACCTCTGCGTATAGAAGTGTTAGTAAGTATTTCCTGACCCATACGGTTAACTGTACGCACACCTGACAAGTTGTAAGCAGCTTCACTTACTTTATCCACTGTTTGTGCAAACTTCTCAGGAAACTTAGCGTACCTTGCTGTGTCCAAAGAATCATCTAGCGTTTTCTTAGCAGCATTCTGTACTTCACCCATGTAGTTGCTCAAGCCTAATTGCTTGTTACCTACCCACTTTCTTCCTTCAATAGCTCCAAACTCTTTGTTGAAAGTAGCAAGAACAGCTTTGGGTAATGTTTGTAAAAAAGGCACGATACCGTTCTGATAAACAGGAGAAGTAAAACCTTCAATGATGTTAAGCACTGCGTTCATTGGGTTTGCCAACAGAGCGGCAGAAATACCACGTCGAGCAACAGCGCCAACTGCATCACCACCAGTCTTTGAAGATATCAAAACACTACGCAACGCATCACGCAGGTTATCAGCAACGGCAGACGGATCAGATACGTTACCTTGCCTTGCTGCTTGCTCACGAGCCTCATCTCTAACTTTTTTAATAACAAACTCTAGTCGAGACATAGGCTTGCTACTCTCAACAATTAACTTTCTTGCTTCGTCTTCATACTTAGACATATCAAGATTAAACCGTTTAGCAACAGCGTTAGCTACTGAAACATCTTTAGCCATGTTACGTAACGCTTGCATAGGATTGTCATAATCAGAAATCCTAACCTGACCTGACGTACCTGCTATGTTGATAGTTGGAAAGTAATCCTCATCTGGCTTACCAAAAGGAACAAAGTCATATATACGAAGAACCCCTGACTCTACTTCCAACATATCTACAAGTTGTTTTTCTTCAGGTGTTCTAGCAAAACGTCGCGCTTCGCTAAAAGTCGTTCTGTTGTCTTTCTTGATGCTTTGGTTGATTCTTAAAAAGAAACTTTTAAGAGAGTTGTTGTTCTCTAACATTTCTGCAAACTTAGAGAATTGTTCTCCATCAAAGAGTTCATCAACCTTAGAGTACTCTGTACGGGCCATCGTTTCAGAGTCTTCAACAAGACGGGCCGCTCGTATACCTACGTTTTTTTCTACCCATTCGCGTGTACCCATAAACAAAGAGCCGACTATTCTACTTCCCCTTTCAGGATTTTCGTGAATACTGTCTGGAATAAAATCGTCATCGTCTACTACTTCAGTAGCTTTACGCTTATGTGTGCTAGGATCTAAATCACCCGTACCAGAAGATGCGCGTCCACGATTAACAAAACCTTGAGCGCCTCCAATGTCTACAGGCGTGTCTAGTGCTTCAGAAACAGGACGAGAAAAATCATCTGCAACCTCGCCAGCCCCTTTAGTTAAAAAACGACCAGCAGCGCCGCCTAAAACGCCACCAACACCAGCACCTAGAGCAGCACTAGACAGTCTTTCTTCCCCTTCACCAGCCAAGAAACCGTAAGTAGCCCCTTCAGCAGCACCTAAACCAGCGGCTTGAGTAACTCGTCTTGCTGTACTGGCTCCTTGACTAAGTTTTGCAAGAGCCGCGCCGGGTATAAATAAACTTCCTGCAATACCTGCGGCGGTTAAAGCACCCGACATATAGGGGTTTTCTTCTTCAAAAGTTTCTAATTGCCTACGCGATTGCGTTATTGCATTTGCCCAGTTGTCAGATTCTCCTACCAGCAAACGTACAGTAGCATCTAGCTCATCACCGATACCAAGACCGGACTCAAGAACATCAATAGCGCCTGCCCTAAAACCAGAGTAATCCTCTTCTGTTTCTTCTTCTTTTAAATAATCAGAAAGATTTGAATAGTCTGTTTGTGAAAGATACTTACCTAAATCAGAGTACTTTCCCATTTTTAACGACCTCTTCTTTTAAGCTCTGCTTTAATTCTAGGCGTATATGTATTGTTGTCGTTAACAACTAACTCTAAATCATTAGTAGAAACGCCTCGAAGATCTCCTCCGGTTCCGTCTGTAAACTTACTGTACACTCTCGTGTTAACTGCAGCTTTTGCTAAAGAATCACCTATACTTTTTTTAACGGATTCCGCTAAATCAAAACCTTCGCCTTCTTCACCAAACCAAATTGCAAGGGCTTCTTGTTCAGACGGTACAGAAGCTTCTTGAACTGCGGTAGAAACATTTTTACCTAGACCTTTGGGAATATCGCCTTTGTTTTGTAAAGCGGTGATAGTTTCAGAACGAGTTAGTCCTGATTGGGTTTGAGCTTCTTTTATAAGAGCTTCGTAATCTTCTAAAGGATTGTTGTTGGTGTTTTCAACGCCCCTAATAGAATTAACAATCGCTTGTTGAACACCAATGTCTCTTTGAATGCTATTATTATGGTTTTCTAATTGCGTTTGACGAGCTTCTTGTAAATACGTTTGTTGTTTTTTTGCGCTTAAGTCAGCAAAAGGTTTATTTTCTCCTCCATCTATAGCCGCTAATGCTGCAAGTCTTTTTAACTGAGTTTCATTAGCTGGCGGATTGTTTATCTGCGATGTTAAAACATCAATTTTTATTTCTGCATTTTGTATTGATGTTTCATCAGCAGTCGCCTTTGAATCTGTATAGTTCATTACTCGCTTTAAAGATGTTTTTAATCTATTAGCAGCATCTCGTTGAAGAGATCCGCTCAACCACCTGCCATTTTTTATATTAACTTTCTGCATATTTTCAACTGCTTTTAAATCAGTCTCAATTGATTCTTTTAATCTTTCAGGTAAATTTACTATCTGGCTACGAATACTTTCAATATCTGTAGTAAAATTTTGACTTCTGTTTTCAGCTTCTTCTTCTATTTTTTTAACATCTGCATCAAAAGCATTAAGAGTATTAGCATAACGTACAGCGTAGTCTCCAAGAGGCCCATTATATTCATCTTGAATGTAGTTAACGCGCTCCTCTGCAGTTCTTGCATCAAGATTTTCCCTAACTCTTCTTCTTTCATCTTCGTTCTTTTGTTCCTGAACGCGGCTAGAAATAGCCATTCCAGCGTTCATTGCACGAGAGTCCCAGTTTGAAAACGAAGAAAAGTCTACAAGTGGGTTAGCATCTTGTATCGCCTTTGCTCGTGTTCTTAGTGCGGTTGCTTTTGCGTCTCTTTCCTCGTTATTTAAAGAAGGATCAGAATATATCTTAGTATACTCAGTTTCAATAGCACTTAATTCATTAACAGCAGCTACTTTTTTCTGTGCCTTGTCTTGTTCACGCACAGATGCACCGACTCTAGCAAGAGACTTTCTAATCTCATCTGCCTGCTCTGGGTTTTGTTGCATCAATGCTGTGTGATAACCAACGGCCTCTCTGTACATTTCAGGAGTAAGGTCTCCAGCTAAAGCACTTTGCTCTAAACCAAATAAACTTTTTTGTAGATTTGCTGCTTCAGCTTCTTCACGTCTACGACGAGGCGCACTGCTTAAACCTTGAGCCGCAGTAAATAACCCTTGGAGATATGCTGGCTGAGTTGCCGATCTAACAAAATCTTTTCCAAATGTAGCCATTATTAATCTCCTACAAGACCTGCTAATAAACCAGTACCGGCCGCCCCAAAGAGGTTAGCCTGACCCAGTGCCGCACCCAACAGTGCATCAATACCAGAAGCAGACGCCTCACCAAACAAACCTGTACCGTACAGTTGAGCTTGTTGTGCCTGTCCAGCCGCTGTCATTCCCGGAGTAATAGAAGACAGTAATTGAGCTTGAGGTACATAACTACCTGCTAAATACTGCTGACCTAAACCTGCTTGCTGTTGTTGTTCAGCTTGGGCTTGTTGCATGGCACCTAACATAGCTCTGTTACGTGATTCTTCTTGCGCTTGAGCCAATGCAAACTGCTCTGGTGATCCACCAAATTGTGCAGTGCGTACACCAAGACGACCCTGACCTGCTAGACGCTCTTCTAGTGCTAGGCGTTGACGCTCTTCTTCAGGACGTTGTGCTACTCTCATGCGCTCAAAGATAGCCTGTTCACGTTCTCCTGTAGGCATCGCAGCTTGCTCATAAAACTGACCTGCACCGCCAAACAACTGACTACGCATAGCTTGTTCTTCAGGAGAAACACCCATAGTTGTTCTAAGCTGTCCAGTAACAGGATCAATCTGCGTACCAAACTGACCACCAGTAGCGGTAGTAACAGTGTACGGTCTAAACGCTGCCTGTCCCATTTGAGTTTCAGCAAGTTGTGCGCCAAGCTCCTGACCACGCTCACCAATACCACCTAGTCTGTTGTAAGCCGACGTAAGGAGACCTAAAGCAGCAGCGCCTCCTAAAGCGTCTGGTCCGCTAATGCCTAAAGCTTCTAGAAGTTCTTCCATTATATATCTCCGATTAAATCGTTTTACCTATTAAGGCTAGTAGGTTAATTTCTTGTAGTGATAGAGCAAAGCCATTGATATCAGACTCAAGACCGACAACAACACTTGTTCCGTTCCCTACTGCATTAAGACTACGTTGGTTAGTTAGTTCACCACCAGTAAACTCTGATAGCGGTACTGAGTTAGCGCCAAACTCATTGACGTTATAAAAAGCAGGTTGTTGATTACCTACTGTAAATTCTGTTGTGCTGAAACTTGTGCCGAAGTCATAGGCAAACTTCATAAATACCGTAGCACTGTTAGCGCCTACCAGTGTTGGTTTAATCTTCTTAAGAATCTTTAAACGAGAAGGATCTCCAAATGTCAAACTAGGACTAAAGTATTTAAAACGATACTTAACGCCGTTATCAGAGTAACCCTTGTACTCGCTAATCCCGTCCGTTGTTCCTATAAATAACTTACCGTCCCTACGTGTTTCATACGCAGTAAACAAAGAACCGGGCCAACGAGTAACACGATATGATCCGTCTTCTAGTGTGCCTCTCACATCAAAACAATATGTAGTTTCTTGCCCTACAAACGACAATAGATAAAAGTTTTCTTCTGGGCTGTATACTGACCTGTAAAAATCTACCTCGTTTTGCAACAAACTAATAATGTCTTTAGTTATCGTTTTAGACAATGAACTGATAGGCATGGACTTTTCTTGTATTGTCCGACCAAAACTTCTTAGTCCTGTTTGCGACAAGAAGATAACGTCTGTTCCTGTATATTGCACTGTGTCACGATCAACGCAACCAACACCTGCAACAGTGTCCGAAAGAGTCATAGAAGAAGGAGAGGTGGCTCCTTCGTAAACAACAATGCTGTGTTGTCCAAAGATAATTAACAAGTTGTTGTGTGCTGCTAACGAAACAATCTCGTCATAACCGTTAGGCCATACTTTAGAGATGTCAATAGAACCGCTAGAGCCGCCTGACCAGTGAATACCGTTTAACAAATCAGACCAGTAAATAGTGGACTTATTATCAGCAAAGTCAGCAGTCCATAAACGACCGTAAGCCGCTAACACTTCGTTGCCGTACATAGTAGAAGCAACGCCGGTAGAGTGAGTGTGGTCACTCATAGCTTCTACATCTGCTGAAGTGTTGTCATACACTAAAGGCTCATAACCGCGCTGGAACATATAGATACGGTCATTAAAGTTAACCATCTTCCAGTTATCAGCAGTAATTGTATAACCAACAGGAGTCTCATCGACTAGCGTTGTAGTACCGCTGAAGATTTTATTGTTTCCTGCTGAAAATACTTTAGTGTTTCCTGCATCATCCCTAAATGTTTTGATTGCTCTAAGAGCCGCAGTACCCAAAGCGGTCTTGTTTGTTGTAGTAACCTCATGCCCTTTACGTGCGGCAATACGACCACGCTTGTCAATGACTGCATTATCTGCGGTCTCAGCAAACGACGGATCTTGAGCCAACGGCGAATCTTCGGTGTTAATACCTTTGAATGCCGGTGCTACAAGATTAATACTGCGTAGTTCTTGTGCCATATTAGATAGTCCTAAATACCATCTCTTCAGGATGCTTTGCCGCGTCAATAGCAATAGCGTCTGACAAGTACTGGTTAGCTATAGTAAAGTACTCAGCAGTAGAAGTACCGCCTGTTTCACCACGTTCACGAGCTAACAAAGCTACCGCTAAATGTATTACGGGTTTTTCTGGTACAAGTAAGTTAGTTGCGTCGTTAGACAAATCTGCTTGTCGCTTAATAACATTAAGTCTTAACGTGTAAACACCATCAGGCTGTGGGCTAATAAGAAACTGAGTGTCTCCGTTAGCGTCTAAACCGTCAAAGGTATAGTAAACAGGTGAACCTGCTGATGTGCTGGCAATATACAACTGTTCATTAAACCAATCTTTTGTTTGATAAGTTAAGAATGTTTTTTCTGTTGTGTTAAGAGCAGACATAATTTTTACATTATCACCGCATCCTGTAAGGGAATATTGGTTGTCATCTGCAACGGTGTTAACAATTACAGTGTCACGCAGTGCAGACCAATCAGTAGCATCTTCTACAATAGACTTTGCATCATTAATAAAATCACCAGCCATTTTTGCATAAGTGCTTTCATTAATACTGTTGACTTCTTCTTCACGCAAACGGCGCAATACGTTATTCATTATGTTTAAGTATGTCATCCAATCATTTTCCCAAATAAACTACGACCAATTAGACTGTCTAGTTCTCTAAAGTAATCTTTTTTAGCCGGTGTTATAGCCTGTTGTAATTGTACAGGTTGATAACCTATTGACGTCATGTACGGTGTAAAAGCCCCGTCTGGTGATAACATCCCTCCTGCGCCAGTGCCGATTCCGTCACCATCACCGTCACCATCACCATCACCGTCACCATCACCATCACCGTCACCATCACCGTCACCATCACCGTCACCATCACCATCAGTACCATCACCATCAGTACCATCAGTACCATCAGTACCGTCTTGTCCGGGATCACCTTGTGGACCTGTGTCACCTTGTGGACTTTGTTCGCCATCAGTTCCGTCGGTGCCATCAGTGCCATCAGTTCCGTCTTGTCCGTCAGTGCCATCAGTGCCGTCTTGTCCGGGATCACCTTGAGGACCTTGTTCGCCATCACGTCCGTCAGTATCATCAGTGCCGTCTTGTCCGGGATCACCTTGAGGACCGGGTATAGGATCAAACTCAGGCTCTTCTTCAGCTACTTCTTCATCAATTTCAGGACCGCTTTCAGGATAAGATCCCGGAGTTTCTATATCTACCCAAGGAGGTATTTGGTCAGGTTCTAGCGGAGTGTCAGGATCAAGCACAGTAACTACAGTACCGTCTTCTCTTACTCTATAAAAATCAGGAATACCTGTTTCACCATCAGTTTCAGTAGTATCACCCGGCAAATTATCAGCACCGTCATCAGTAGGAATAGTTTCAGCAGTCTCTGCGTCTTCATCATCAACCGTGCTGTCAGAAGGGTCTACTATTACTTCCTCTTCTGCGGGCTGATCTGTTGTGGGTTCTCCTTCTGTTTCAGGAGCAGCTTCAGCACCTCCACCGCCTTCTTCCTCTTCTTCTTGCTCTGGCTCAGGTTCTGGCTCAGGTTCTGGTAATGGCTCGAGTTCAATTTCTAATTCATCATCAATAACTTCCGGCTCTTCTTGTACTTCTGGTTCAATTTCTTCAATTTCAAAAGGGTCTTCTACAATAGGAATATCAGGTTCTGGTTCTACTTCTTCAATAATTTCTTCGGCTGTTTCAGTTGTTTCTGCCTCTACTTGTTCTGCGCTTTCTATTATTTGAGACGCAATTGAAACAACTTGATCTGGGGTTATTTCTTCGTCTTCTTCTAAATTTTCATATGTTTCTACTAAATTCATAATAACAACCGGATCATTAAGAAGTGCACCGGCTTCAGCTACTGAATAACCTGCTTGGTCAAATCTATCAAATATTTGAGAAACAACTTGCAAAGTGTCGCCAAGGCTTCCTATTGCGGCTTGTTCTGCAAGAAAACTACCAAGAGCGCCTGTTGCTTCACCAACCATCATTCTCATAGCAAACTCTAGGCCTGCTCTGACGTATTGAGTTAGTCCCGCGTGATCTACTTCTTCAGTCTTTACATAAGCAGAGCCATTCCAACGAAACGTATCACCTGTTTCACTGTAAACAGTATCGCTAACACCATACTTTGCTAACAACGCCTGGTTAGCTTCTGAGTTAACCCATCGGTTATATGCTGAAGATTGATTTTGTGTACGTTCTCCAAACAAATCTTCATACGTAGATGACGCATCGTCACCGTACTGAGTTAGATCCTCACCCTCAAGGATCATTAAATCGTCTTCAGTTAGCGATCCGGTGTACTCGTCCCAGTTACCTACGTCGTAATCGCCAGACTGTATAAGCTGTTCACGCTCAGTCATATAGGCAAGATAGTTATCGAAGTCGCCAAAGACTTCGGGCAGACGGTTTACAGTGTCACCCTCAAAGTAAGCGCGTAGCTCTGCTTCGGTTACTTGCTCTGCCTCTCGACTTCCGTACAAAGAAGTTGGACTAGCATTACCACGCTCCGCACCTTCAAAAAAGGTAAAAGTCATTTCAGCGGGAGCTTCTGGCTCATCCTTAACGTCCCGCATAGGCTTAATACCGCCTGTCTCAGGGGCAGGGGCCGGAGCATCAGTACCAGTTTCCTCTGTTACACCGCCAACGGGACCACCATTAGGATCAAAGCCGCCAGTCTCTCCAGCAGGTGCTTTGTTAGGATCAGTAGTAGGTGTGCCAGTAGGTAATGTTTGAGTAGGCGTGGTAGTTTTAGTAATAGGCGCAGGTTTAGTCAGCATTCCTTCAAGCCTTTGAGGATTTACAGGCATGTATCCTACAGGAGTGTGTTCAACCCACTGTCCGTTTATTTGTAAAATATCACCGTAAGCCATACTACTTCTTCCAGTTAGCCAAGCCACGTAGGCCAAACGATGCCGCTACAGCTGCACCCAAGAAACCTTTATACCACTCAGGCATAGCGTTGAGTGCTTCAAAGCCCGACATCACTACAGGGACCATGCTAGGAAAAAACGCAAGAATACATGGGATTGAAAACAAAATAGTAAACCACTCGTCTTTCCATGAGTTAGCTGCATTGTTTGCATGGATGTTTTCCCAGTTAGCGTCTTGCTGTATAGCTACCATCTTAGCTTCATGGACAGCCTTCTTCTCTTCGGACTTACGTTCAAAGTGTCCTGTGACTAACGACGCTAGTGGTCCAATCAATTGCTGTATCATTCTGTTTCCTGATCCCAAAGAGCTTCGATAGTTCCAATACGTATTGTTAACTCATGGACCTCTTCTTCTATCTGACGTAAGCCAACAACATCAATCTGAATGCTTTCAATCATCATGTCTTGTCTAGCATCATCAGGTAACGACCCTAGTTCTCCGCGAGGCCATAGGATACGAAACTCAGTGTTACGTTCTATTTCCATTTGAGACTTATCAAGCAAATGCTCTAGTTTGTTAAGGCGCTCTTGAATACCAAAGTAAGCCATAGTAGCAATCGACGTAGCCGCAACCATAGCAATCAGGTTACGAATAGGGATTGTTACGTCTGTTGACTCGTTAATATCCACTGTTACCTAGCAAACTCTAAGATAGCAACAGCAACAACTATGATTACAGAGATAGACGCAAACCCACCCTGCATCATCTTTTCCAGCCTATCAAAGCGTCTGTTATGCTCATCAAGTTGTAACTGGATCATTTGATACCGTAAGGCACACTCAGCTTCATGTTTGTCTAAACGTGCTAATGCGTCATCTACAGAATTCATACCGACTTCCTTTTATTAGTTTACCAAGGCACGCCGTCAGCAGTGACAGGGTTCTTCTCTGCTTCAATCTTAGCCGCTAGAGACGCCTCAGTTGCTTCCTGATCGACAGTCTCCCATA